TGTGGCGGGCATGTCGTGTACCGCGAGGTAAATCGCATCGGCAGGCGGTGTGAAGGGTACATTTTCCCAGGCAACTGCGATGCTCTCAGCATCGGCCCAGGCACCAAGCCTCACGGCCAAAGCCGCAGCAATATCTGGGATCACTTCACTACCTCCCTGATCGCTTCGTCAAAGAAACGCTGAAATTCTGCTGCCGTGATGCGCACCATCCCGCCCGGCGCCTGAGTGGAGTGCCCCATTTCAAGTGGATAGGCGTAAGGTACGTTGTTGCAGAAGTAGATTGAACTCATCCCCACTTTGAACAGTGAAAGCGTGTAGTTCCCTGCGGCTTTGGTGAGATCGCCTGTCTTATCAATCCGCCCGTTTTCCTCGGTCGTGGGTGCATCAAACGACACCTGCCAGTTGCCGCGAAACCGCCCACCTGTGTAGCCTGGCGGCACTTTGATATCCATCCTATCGACAACCCGCGCTTTTTTCTTCAGTCGCCCGGTTTTCGTGAGGTTGGCAGGATCTGTTCTTTGCGCCTCGTTGTGTTCATACACAGCGCGGTTATAGGATGCGGCCGTTTGATTGATTTCCCAAAGCTCAGGGTTTCCGACGGGAGACATCATGACCAGCTGATTGAGGATTCTTATTCCAACCGCGCGAACCACCGCATCCTGGTTGGCTTTTGCCTTATTGACGAACGCAGTGATATCCGCGATGAATGCAGCATTCTCGCTCATACTAGGCCCTCAATTGCGTTTTATAGCAGAGCACCACATCTGCCGGCTTCGAAGGATTCGGTTTCACCACCCGATGGGTGATACCGTCCACGTCGATCAGGTCTCCGGTTTTGATTTCCTGCTCTGCGGTAAACACGATACGAACATCCCCGCTTTCGATTACCGTTCCGTCGATCTCGCCTGGCTGATAATCCGTTTTTACGCCCGTGGTTGTGAAACGAATATCGTCAGACCTGTGCTCAATACCAGCAATCACCGTCACCGAGCCCTTTCGGATGACGTTATACGAAATGCCGTTCTGCCTGATCATGCGGGTGGCAGTGGCTTGCATGCGCTGATAATTGATTGCCATTACGTACGCTCCGCAAAGGAATTGATGGCATAGCCACGACCACCAGCCAGATCGCCAAGAATTGCCATGACTGCCGGGTAGGACGGTGTAAAAACCTCACCATCTGCGACCGCGTAGGTCATGGTGACTGCCCCTTCCACGCGCTCGGTCTTCACAGCCGCCTCGCGTGTACTTGCAAGCAGATCGCCGTCTATCGCCTCGACCGCCAGCATGCACTGTGCGGTGATAACCTCCTGAGGTAGTTCATCAGGTGGAAGATCGTGACCATCCAACACCACGTTCAGGCGCGGCCATGCAAGCGGTTGTCGGGGCTTCGCCTTTGAGCCTACCCACTCCAGACCTTCCAGATAGTCCATCGCCTTAATCAGCAATGGAGATAGCTTCTCAGGCAGCTCAATGCCACGCAGCACGGCGAAAGATAACAGGTCTTCCTCGCTGGCGTAGCTGTTGGCGCCATCACTGGTGATATCGGTATTAATCATGGAAATATCCCGAATGTGGGGCTTTCGCCCCATGCGTTACTCGCCGGCAGGTGCGGTGAAAGTGATTTCATCACTGGTTTTCGCCACATCATCAACCGTACCAGTGACCGTAAAGGTCCCTGCTTCGCCAGCGGTAAGTTTTACCGTAGCACCACCAGCAGAGCCAGTCTGCGAGCTCTCAGTGCTGAGCGTGCCGCCCGTCGATGACCAGGCCACACTCTTGCCTGCAACGCCGGAACCGTTGAGCGTATATTTCAAAGAAAGCGTTACCGCGTCGGTGCTGTCAGCGGTCGCGGATGATTTATCCGCTGACAGCGTTACTCCCCCGCAGCAGTTCCCAGCTTGATCAGAACGCCGGCCGTGGATTTGTTGCTGGTGAAGTGCTTCTTCCAGTTGCCGGCAGTACCGATTTTGGTCAGGTCTGGGTTATCGCCTTTTGACGTATCCCAGCTGTAGCCAAGCAGATCGACGTTCACAACGCCTTCGGCGCGATAGCCAATCGCGAGGTTTTCCTGATCGTTGATGTCATAGGAGCGGAAACCAGGCGCCTGAGATTCGGTCACGGTTACCGCCCCGGTCACCAGTCCCAGAATAGCATCGGCGTCCATGGTGTCGGTTACCAGAACCGGTTTACCGAGGGTGCCCGGCTGGCCTCCGTATACCACCACGCCTGCTTCTTCATAGATTTTGTTGGCGATCGCCTCATCAACGATGTCGAAGTAGGTGGCGGAGTGCATGACGAACAGAACCACACGGTTAAACTTATCGCCGTATTTACGCAGACCGCGCGTCAGGGTCTTTTTGCCATCCGTTTCGATATCAGCGGTCACCACCATTTCAGCGTTTGCGCCGATCGCCGCGGTCAGTGCCTTCAGACCGTACTTAACGTAGCCCTCCAGCGTTGCATCAGCCACATCGGTGCCAATCACCTCAGAGAACTCGTCAACGGAGCGGCCACGGCGTTTGAATGCTTCTTCGGTGGTTTCATACGGGCCATATTTCCATGGAGCTTTAACGGACACCGCTTCGGCCGCACCGATTTTTTTACCCGTTACTTTGTCGGTGGAATTCACATCACGCGATTCGATGGAGCCACCAACCGTGTAGAACGCGCGCTTACGGAAATCTCCGTCAATCAGTTCGTTGTCCAGCAGGATAGCCCCGTTGGAAGAGGCGTTAAAAATCTCCAGATTGTCCTGGCGGCGCTCCAGAAATGCGGTTTGCGCCAGGTCGTCATAAATAATCAGATCGGTGTTAACAGTCGTCATCGGGTAAATCCCTTATTTCGGAAGTTTGAGGAAGGCCTGCTGGCCATGCTTGCGGATGTAGTCCGCCTTGTTGCTGGCGCTCATTTCGGAGCGTTTCAGGCTGCCGCCACCGTTCAGTTTATGCCCGCCCGCGCCAGTGCCCTCCGCGCGAGGAAACAGATGTGGAGCCGTCTCCTTGAGAGACTCGGCCCACTCAAGCGGGCTAAGCGGGGTTTTCCCGTCCTTACCGAACAGAACGTCGCCATTTGCATCAACCGCTACGGCCTCGCCTTCGTCGTTGAGCTTGAAAGTGCCTTTGGCACGTAGGATCAGGTCGTCAGATGCTTCCGGTAGCGCGCCGGTTTTAGCGGCAGCTGAGCGGATAGCATCGCCTAGTACGCGATCCCGGAATTTGTTGGAGAACGCTTCGGCTTTATCCGCACGTTCGTTTGCTACTTTGATCTGCTTATCGACATCAGCACGCAGACGCTCGGTGCGCTTATCCAGCACCTCATCAATTTTCCCGGCGGCAATCAGCTTTGCCTCTTCATCGTCGGAGAAACGTTGCAGGATGCCGCGCACGGCGTCTGGATCGATACCATCAAAGCGGGACAGGTTTTCTTTCTGCTGCTTGATGGTCCCCAGCAGCTCAGAGTTTTTGGTTTTAAGACCGGTGACTTCGCTCGTCACGCGTTCGTCGATCAGCTTCTGGATTTCCGACGTGATTTCGACACCGCCCCCACCACCTCCTTCACCGCCGTTTTCTGGAGCGTAAAATTTCAGAAGCATATTTCGGATTAACATAATGTCCCCTCGGGATTTTGCCGGGCCTCGCCCATAAAAAAGCCCCGGCGGGTGCCAGGGCATGATGTAAGTGCTGATCGTTAGTTGTCGGTACCTGAAAGTTGCTTAAGTCGTTCCAGTGTTATCCATTCCCCTTTGTCCGTGAACATGTCACTCAGGTCGATTTCACCGGCACGGAGCAGGCGCCCGCGTTCTGCGCCCAGCACCTGATCCTGCCGCTGCGCCGGCTGACGTTTGAGCCACTCCAGATACGAGGTTTTCCCCGGGACCTGCCCGTCCATGCTGGCGCGGGTGCCCTCGTCCATTTCGTCTATATCAATGCCGAGCTCACGCCAGGACTTGAGGATCAGCGTTTCGGTTGAACGACAGCAGAAGTGAATTTTCCCGGGTCCCTGCAGGTAAGGCACCTTATGCCCCACCGGCTTATTATCCAGGGTGTAACGCAGCAGATCGCGAACGATGCAATCGTGGCTGGTTTTGTTGTCTAGAGTGGATAACCACTGCTTACCTTTCACGACATCGCTGTTGGCGCTGGTGAAGCTGTTACGCGCGGTCGCGGCCAGATGATTAACGGCCGTTTTGGCTATGCTGGCGGCATTCGCCCTGCTCATTTGCAGCGCGCCGTCGCGGTAGTCCTTGTTGGCGTGGCCACGAACGTTTCGCGCTATCGCTTCCACCGTGTCGCCTGCCAGATAACCACGCCGCACGGCGTTAACGACGCGCGTCAGCCTGTCCGACTCCAGATTACTCGCCCACTCGCTCAGAAGCCGCCCCTGAAAAGGCTGCGCCATCGCCGCGGCGTACACCATGTCGGCGGTAACACCCTGCAGCGGATAACGGGACAACACCTGGGAAGGCAGAAGCGAGTCGAACAGGCTCAGCTGATAACTGGCCTCATTCTTTGCAAGAGCCATCAGCTCGCTTTCCAAGCCGGTCTGCATGGCGGAAACGGCCTGGTGATTCAGTTCACGCACGCTACCGAGCAGACTTTCCATCCGGGTAACGCTGAAGCTTTCCGGTGACAGCCTGTCCAGCGCATCCAGCAAACGCGCCGACAGGTCTGCGTCTGTCTCGTTTAGGAGTTTAACCATCCTGTTGGCCACGCCGGTAGCGTAACGGCTAAGCCACACAGAATGTGCGATCGCCTCATCACGCAGGCTTTCGTTGACGGTTGGCATATCAGCCCCCTGTCAACGTGGGCGCCTGGTTGCGAAGCGCATCGATGACATCGTCGGGGTTGTCGGCCGGGTCGATCAGGTCGAGTTTCTGCAATGCCCGAATCATATCGGTATCGCGCAGCGCGCCAGACTGCCAGGCGTTCACGATCGCCGTGACCATACCGGACTCGGCCACCTTCGCGATGAATTCCTGATTGATGGTGTAAGCAGGAGACTCATCTTTGAGCCCGAGGTATCTTGCACACCAGCCCAGCGCCAGTGTATAAGCCTCAGAAACGTTCGAAACGCAGATACCGAGCACCGATGTGGAAGAAGTTTGCTCCCCGCTCGCCTGAGTCGCAGTCTTCGCCGTGGCGTTCTGCTCAATGAGTCGCGCGCCCAGCTGCACCATGTAGTCGCGCTTGCTGTCCATGGCTTCCTTCGCCAGCATGTTCGGCTGCGCCTGCGCATAACCAAACGAACCCTCTTTTGGAAGCAGCAGCGGAGAACGGGAGCCAATTTTGACGCCCTTCTTCTCCAGATGATCGCGCCACCCGGTATCGAGGCCAGTCATGTATGGCTGAACCTGACCGCAGAACCACACGCTGTCTTCATAGTCCGCACTGTTGCGGTAATGCCCGTGGTTAATCTCCACCAGCGCAGCCAGCGGGGAATCATCGATTGTCGAATCGTTATTCTGCGCACCGACAAAAGTGAATGGGATTTCATCCCAGTAATCCAGGCCTTTGGGCTTTGGGTGGTACTCGCTGTCGATGGTATAAGTCCCGCTGGCGGTGCCGCCGCTACGGCGCCACACCCGGCAGATAAACTTCCCTTCTTCCAGCGCCAGCTCGCGATACTGGATTTCGTCTTTGTAGGCGTAGCCATCCGGCTGCTCAACACATTCACGCAGTACCACCAGCACCAGTTGATCGCGCCCATTAATACGCTTTGTTCGCCAATTGATGATGTTTTCTGTCGGATAGCGAAGGATGATCGCCTCGTTGGTGGCCTCAGCGTAATCAACGTAAATGCCGTCGCGCGCAACCTCCAGCACGTTTTCGGTCACCAGCTGGGACTGCTGATAAATGCTCGTCCCGGCTCCGTCTGCATTATTCAGAAGGTACATGAGCTTTTCAGGGCCACTAAACGTCGGATCTTTCCGGTACGCCAGCCCGAGCAGGCCGATTTTCGTATTGCCTGTTATGGCGTAGAAAACCGCCCGGCTAAGGTAGTCCTCGTTGCGCTTACGGTTGCGAGAGGATTTATCAGTCGGATCGAGCAACGGCAGATATTTATTGCCCGCATCCTTAACCGCCTCAGCCCCTTTGCAGAAATCGCGGTATTTCCTCCAGGCAGCAGAAGCCGCCCGGTGTTCTGGTCGAACCCAGGTGATGTCGTCGTTTGCCATATCAGAAAGTGGTGTCCATGGTGATTGAGTAGGCTGGTTTCACGATCGGGTAATCCTTCACGATGAAGTACCCACCAGCGTCGTTGGGGTGATCGTTATCAGCTGACTTATCCGGTTCGCCGTTTGCCGCCCATATCTGCTGCTCGAGGCTTTCGGTATAGACCGGGCAGTTCTGGACGTTGACCAGATATCGCCGCTCACCGTTAGCATTGCAGAACATGGCGTTCATCGAGTTGATACGGTCTTTAACCGGCGGGTTGGCATCATCAACAATGACGCTGAATCCGGCATCGTTAAGCTGAGCAATATCGGTCTTGCTGGCGTTCTGCGATTTTCGGGAATCGCCCGAGGCGTCCGGATAGATATAGATCTCCCGGCTTTTAACGTACCGGCCATCCTCATAGCGCCAGAACTCTTCCTGAATACGTTTGATCATGGCTGGTGTGTCGTAGACCTTCACCAACTCACGAACGGCGCGCGGCAGGCTGTTGCGCTTAACATGAACAATTGCGGCCATTTTACCCACGTTGAAGTCCATACCGATAAACAGTGGATCGGTGTCCAGAATCTCGTCAGTGCAGTTATTCAGTTTACGGTTGAAGGTGTGGTAAATGGTCCCGCTGTTGAGGTTCGTGAACTTGCCCCGCAGATAGGCCTGGATCAGCTCGTCCGGGTATGAGCTGAGCAATGACGGAATGTAATCGTCAGGGAGGTTCTTCGCATTGTCGAACGTGCTGGCCTGAATTAGTCCGTAAAGCGCCACCAGCTCCGGCTTATCCCGCACCGCCTTAACGAACTGCTGATAGACGAACTTAAAGCCTTCAGGTGTAGTCGTGACGTCAATACCGTTTCGCAGACCGGGAACGTTGTAACGCATACGAGCGATGATTTTCCGCCAAGCCTGCTGCGCTTTTGCTGCCGGCATAACGTCCAGTTCATCAACCATCGCGTTACCGATTTTAAAACCGACAATCGAGCCGGGTTTCTCCATCGATCGGCAGATCGTTGTTCCGCGATAGCGCCGCCCTTCGTAGAAATGGACCTCCTTGTTTCCCTCGTTGATTTTGACCGTCAGGCCCCAGTCATGGGCCACTTCCTCAACGGTGGGATAAAAGATGTCGCGTATCTGCGGGTACGTCGGTGCGAAGTAACCCTGGTTAATCTTCGGGAACTCCCACATCCCCTTACAGATGCCGCCGCAGCCCACCCACGTCTTACCGGAGCCGAAGCCGGCGACGTAGGCTTTGAACTTGTGCTGCATCGCCAGGAAGCGAGCCTGCGGAATGTTAAGTGTCGGGCTGATCCCCATCATCTGCCCTCGCATCCACTACGTTGATATTAATTTGTACTGGGGTTGGTTCATCGTCGTCACCATCACCGGCCAGCTCTTTGCGGAGTTTCTCGATCTCCAGCAGCCGGCGGTCGATTTCGATCTGTTGCAGCCGCTGCGCGAACTCACTATCAGCCAGGCCAAGGCGCTTCATCACCGCTTCAAACATGCGCTCACGGCTGATGGCTGTGATTTCGACGCCATTTTTGCCGACCTTCACACCAGAATAAGCGAGCCGGGATACCGCGGGGAGTTTACGTGTGTCTGGGAAATAAGGCTGGCCAATGCCGTCGCCGTTGCAGCGTGGGCATTCAGGGTTGGGCTCTTTATTGTGGTCGTAGCCATAACCGCCTGTGTCTTCGGGCAGTCGCGCTCCTTCTCTTCCTTCAACCTTTGCCGTCTCTTCATCAAACTCAACGGCGTCGCGCCACTGGTAATGGTGACCGAAGCCCCAGCAGTAACGGCATGCGCCGCGGCGATATTGTGATAGTTGGTTTGCATCAAAGGTGGCGAGTTGCCACATCTGCGTGAGGACTTCATCGGCATCAGCAAGCGTGCGCGCAATGGAGGCTTTCTGCTGCTGCGCAATGGCCTGCGCAACGTTAGGATTCGCTATGAGTTGGCGGCCGTAGTTCGGGTCACTGTATCCAGCTCGCTCTGCGGCTGCCGTAGCGTTCTGGTCCTTGAGATATTCAGCAATGAAGCGCGTAATTTTCGGGCTCAGTTTGCTCCCTACCAACTCCTCTGCGCATTTTTCGGTTTGCGCACTGCGCACTTTCTTCTGCGCAGATTTTTGCGCACTTTGCGCAGCTGGTTTTTTGATGTATCGGCGTGCAGTCGCATAATTCAGTCCCTGCGCTTCACACCATTCCTTTGGTAATACGCCGGTGGCGGCATAATCGGACAGGAACCGTTGCTGAAGCACGCCCCAGTCCGGTTTCGCCATAAAGTCTCCTTAGGATTATGTGAGCGAAATCAAAATAAGCGTTCCCAGATAACATTGAATAAAAATGATATGCAGCACATATTGTTTTTTTAACCATTGGAGGAATGATATGTCACCTGCTGCGTTAGCTCGTTTAATTGAACAATCAAACTCACCTAATTCCGATATTTCTATTGCTGCAGCATATGCGTTAGGAGAAGGCGGCTCTTCGGCAGCTCCCGCGGTATTGGCACGCTTGATTGAAATGTCCCGCTCGCCAAACCCAGATATTGCAGTGGCAGCAACAAAGGCCTTGGGCCGTTTGTACCGCCGGGGTTGATTTTGCTCACCGCTACAATGGGTTTGCTAATTTTGATGAAAAAAACCGCCTTTCGGCGGTTTTAAATTTTGTGGATGGTTATCCTTTTACAGCAGCCTGAATTGCATCGGCCAGCTTTCCAATGCGTTCGGCTGCTTGGTCTAAATCACTGTGCATAACACCATTGCCTGAGCTAGCTGACGCCTTAACTATCTCAAGAGCAGCCTGAACAGCCAGCAAACGCTGTGTTTTTTCATCAGTCGTAGCCATGCCATTTTTATAATAGTTTTCTAACATAACAATTCCCTTTCTTACCCTGACAAAATGGCGGGTTTCAAGATTTAAGTGGGGATTGAATTACATATTTCAAGGGCATTATATAATCCCCTCAGAGAAGAGCTTCTGTAATGATTCTTCCGAGAGTGTTGCTGTCCAACGCGTTGGACTTGGAGGTTCGTCTAATAATGGCCTGGTATTAGAGAGGGGAGTGCCCCACTTCAGGCAAGGTATTAAGGGCTGACTATAGAAGCAGGAATTCGCCTGCCTCGTTTCTATAGGAGGTTTCATGAAACAAAGCCAATTAATCGTATTGGTGTACCTTAATTCCGATAGCATCGGCTACATCGTGCACCTTATTTGCCTGCTGATTGCAAAGCACCACGGCCTTCTTCAATACTTCTAATCCCCGCCTTATCCAGATTGCACTGCCCCAGCGCCGTATAAAGCTGAGCGTTTAACTCCAGACTAGCCTGCCACGTGAACGGAACCACCATTCCGGGGAGCGGCGTGTCTGCGGTCAGGTCAGTGCTTATCGGCACCGCTGGGGCCGGAACGTAAACTGTCTGCGTGTTCCCGCAGGCTGTCAGTAGCGGCAGCAGGAACAAGCTGCTTAGCGCACATATCGCCCTCAAGCGCCTGCCTGATGTAGACAATGTGCGTTTCGCCTTTCTGGGCCAGTTGATTCTTAGCATTCTGGGTAGCCTTTGAGATGTCGCGGATCAGGTTCATGGCGGTGATAACGTTATTGGTGACAGCTTCGGATGATTCAGCCCGGGTCGTCGCCGTATCACGCTGGTCTTTGTAGGTGATGGCATTATCGTGGTAGTGGTTAATCGCCCAGGCCATAGAGACCAACAGGCAGATGACAATCGCGCAGATGATTGCCGTTAGACGACTCACTGGTCTATCCCCCAGCACACCAGCGCGCTTTCCTGATCACGGCGCTCCACCTGACCATAGCAGCCATTCTTCTGGCCTTTAGTCAGGCGGCAATCACGTCCGCCGTCCTTAATCCACCAGCGGATTGCCTCACAAGCACCCTTCCGATCGCCAGCATTTAATCGCTTATAGAACGTAGAGGGGAAGCATTTGCCGGGACCAATGTTGTAAGGACAGAATGAAGCGATCCCCGCTTTCTGTGGTTCAGTCAGCGGTACATTGATATTGCGTTCAACCCAGGCAAGGGCTTTATCACGCTCAATAGCATTCACCTGATCGCATTTCGGCTGCGTCAACTTCATGCCCTTCTCTACACGCTTGCCATCCACCAGCGTGGCGCCACGGCAAATTGTCCAGATCCCGGAACCATCTTGATAGGCCGTCGTGCTGTTCCCTTCTTTCTCATTGAGAAACTGGTCAAGGATGACCGATGCCGGCGCGCCTGCCAGTACAAGCCCCAGAACGGCAGCGCTCAACTTTGCTCTGGTTCCCATTATTCATCCGCCTTTTTTAGGACTTCAACGACAACGCTTGCAGCAGCTGGACGCTCATGCGGAGGTTTGTCACTCACGCCCTTGAGGTAGTCATCAACCATTTGGGTACGTTTCTCATCCTCTATGCGTTTGCGGTATGCATCGATGCGCCCGCTGATGTATGAAATCAGTGAAATAAGCAGACCAGCCGCACCAAAGAACATGAACACCAGATCCTGCGTGGTAAACCCAATGGCTGACGCCAGAGCTGCCGCCCACGCAAAAAACTGTGTGAAGATGTTCCCTGAATCATTCATTTTCATGGTCTCTCACCTCGCTCTTTGCGGGTGTAATTTGAAGTATAAAAAAAGGCCGCTTTCGCGACCTACGTCTATTCCCCTGCCAGTAGCCTGACCTCACTCACCGTCTGATTGAAACGGTCAGCCTCCAGTTCTACGCCAATCGCCCTGCGTCCCAGCTCCAGTGCTGCCTTGACAGTTGAACCAGACCCCATGAAGAAGTCAGCCACAACATCGCCGGGTTTACTGCTGGCGGTGATAATCTGCTGCAGCATGTCCGCAGGTTTTTCGCAGGGGTGCTTTCCGGGATAGAACTGAACAGGCTTGTGGGTCCAGACATCGGTATAAGGTACGGAAACAGAAACGGAGAAATGCCGCCTAATGGCTTTGTACTCGTCAAGTAGCTCTGAATATTCACGGTTCAGCGACTGCCAGGACGCCACAATTTGATGGTGTGGTTTATCCAGCCCGCTGTTCTGATGGTTGGTTATCGCTATCTGGCTAAAAAGAGCCTGCAGCTTTTCGTAATCTGCCTCGTTAGGCAGTTGCCACTGGCTGGCGCCGAACCAGTGCGACACCATGCTTTTCTTCCCTGTTGCATCGGCAATTTGTTTTGACGTTACGCCAAGGGCAGAGCGGGCATTACGGAAATAATCAATCAATGGCGCCAGCACAGTCTTTTTAGCGCTGTTGCGCTGGTCTGCATATTCATCCGGCTTATACGGGCATGGGTAATGCTCGGCAAAAATAATGCGCTCAGTCGCGGGGAAGTAAGCGCGCAGGCTTTCTTTGTTGCAGCCATTCCAGCGCCCGGAAGGTTTCGCCCAGATAATGTGGTTGAGAATGTTGAAGCGATTGCGCATCAACAGTTCAATGTCAGCCGCCAAGCGGTGGCCACTGAAGAGGTAAATGCTGCCGTTTGGTTTCAACACCCGCCAAAACTCAGCCAGGCATTTATCAAGCCACGCTAGGTAGTCCGCATCCCCGCGCCACTGGTTGTCCCAGCCTTCAGGTTTAACCCTGAAATACGGCGGATCTGTGCAGATGAGGTCAACGGCGTTGTCGGGGATTTGAGAAAGAACGTGGAGACAATCAGCGTTGAATAACTCAACACTGTTTATTTTTACAGTATTTTTCATAGATCAGTAAGCGGGTCTCTGGTAGGCTCACTGTGCTTTAGCGCTAAAGCGGTGGGCCTTGGTTCGCTTGTGACCTCTATGCATGAGCAAATGGCTGACTGGGTGCTTCAACACCCACCAGCCGCCCATTTCCACAACAAAAAGCCCCCATCACTGGAGGCGCTTGTAACATCCAAACTGGTAATCAGATAACCCGGCCATCACCAATTGCGTAAGTATCAACTGGCAACGTTCTCGAGTCAGATGGGTATTCTGTGCAATCTCCCCAGCCGTAGCTGGTTTGTTGCTAAGTTCATTGTAAACTGCCCTTGCCGTTTCGTTCATATCCTTCTGATTTAGCATGTCTTTTAACCTTTTTAAGTTACGTGACATACAGATAACTCTGGTTGCCCAGGGCAGCAAGAACTCTTTGCGAAGGCATAAAAAAAGCCCCGCGAGGTTAACCGCAGGGCTTTAAACGAAGGCAATAACCCATCGTTGGACCAAAATTAACACAGTTTCGGGAAAAGTAAATAGCTTACGATAAAATATCGCACTACTTTGTTATCAGCCTGAGCTGCGCATTAGCCCATGCCTCTTCGATGTCAAACTTGGTAATTAGCTGATCGTAAAATGGCTTAACAGACTTCTTCCAGGTATCGAGACTGATTGCATCCGTTATCTTGCACACCGCGGCATACGCCTCAGTCGAAGGGATTCGCTCATAGCCGCGCCCATTGCAGCGTTTGCAATCGGCCAGAATCGGTACGCCCTGCTTCTCAGTCAGTTTCTTATCGACGGCCTTACCGCGCCCCTGGCAATCGTTGCAGGCGCAGCTAATGACCTTCTTACCGTTGCAGGCTGAGCAGATAACACGAGCCACCTCTTTAACCTGATGCTTAACTTCAAAATCGCTCGGGGATTGCTTAAGGTCTTTAGCGAACTGGGGGAGTTTCATGGTGTAGTGCGACTTCATCGTGAACACATCGGCCTCGATAAAACCCTCTCCAGAGCAGCATTCACACGGCTTTACGCTTGCAGCGCTACGAGAATAGTCCTCAAAAGCGAAGGTGGCCAGTTGGCGCATCACCCGCGGTTTAAATCCGGCGTCCAGTTTGCGCAAGGCCGCTACGCTATCGCATTTGGTCAGCGCATACTGGGCCAGCAGCTCGATCGCCCTCTCCCGGTCGTTGTAACTGATGCCCATCTTTCCGAGAAAGGCACTGTAGCCCATGGCAGCGCGCTCCTGGGTCATCCCCATGGCCGCCATGATGTCCGTCCCGGTCAGCGAGTCTGAAGAAGTGGTGCGCGGAGAGTCGCTAATAAGCGTCGACTTGGCGAAGTGGTATTTCACGGTGTTTTCGAGGTTCATTAGGCTGCTCCTGCTGAATGATAGATACGAACAAAATTATGAAGAATGCGGTAATCCACCAGCACCGATCCCCGGTAGCGGTAAATGCGAAGGCGCTGCCATCGCGCGCGGAGTATCTCAAGCGTTTCTGGCTTCATCTGGCCTCCTCTATAATGATTTGCCCGGTCTCTCCCCAGATTTTGGTAACCCGTCCGTCCCAGACATGGCTATCCTCGTCAAACACTGCATCCAGCAAAGCTTTTTCCAAGTTGTCTTTGTCCGGCTTTTGTTGATGAGGCTGGCCGACATGCTGTGCTCGCTTTTTCTTGCTCCAGCTCTTTGGCATGGGGATAACGAACGTGACGTGATAACCGGACTCTGGCAGACGGATGCCCAGCAACCGGACCCGCTCTTTGTATGCCCAGTACGCCGTTGTCTCCGGCCGTTTATGCCAGCGGTCCCGCTGAGTCATTCGAGGTTTGCCAATTGGGATAATTTCGTAGATTTTCATGCGGGCACCACCAGACCACGGCGGACGACTTCGATCACTGTAAGCACTATTGCGCGGTCCATAAGCTGGCGGCGCTCTTCCCTGTTCAGCTTATTCCCGTTATCAATGCCGTCATGACAGCAAACGCAGAGCGCAGCTGTCGCACAGTCATCGGTTTTTAAACCCATGTCTTTCCCTTCGTTCCGGTGCGCCACCTGCGTTCCCCATGATCCACAAAGAACACAACGCTCGATTTGCCCGACGGCGGCGAGCCATTTTTTGCTGCGATAAATAGCCACGCTCACCCCCACATCCGGTTTTGCCACCGGCGATCGGCGCGCGGCGGATGGTTCCTTTCCGGCAGCCGGGCGCTAACGGTCCATGTGATGTAATCGGGGTTGAGGCTACGTTCGACGTGCACGCCACGGCGCTGGTATTGCGCCAGCAGTTCGTCAGCCTGCTCGGTACTGCACTGAGTGTGATGGAACCAAGTTTCTCTCATCGCCATCACCCCACAAAGCCAAGCAGCTGCGAGGCGATATTCTCGACTTCGCTTTGGCTGCGGAAGGAGCGCGATAGAATCCAGCGCCAAAGGACATCGAGTGCTGCTTTGTAGAGCTGCTGGAATTCAAGGTCGTCCATGTTGGCAAAAGAGATACTGCGAGGGTGTTTTCGAAGAGTGCCGTCGGGCAGCTGAATAGTGTCAAAGTGCCCTGCTTCGACGATCACCCAAGAGCGGTAAGCATCGAACGATTTGCAAAGACTTATACCATTTGTGACGCGGCGATTGGCGACCTGTTCCAGATATTGCTCAGCAGCATCGAGCAGCGCGCTTTCATTCCCGGCATAGGATGCGAGGAATTTTGCGTAGCCGGTAATCAGCTTGCGTTCGTTAGAAGAGATTGCTCCGCCAGTTGGTTCCCAGTATTCGAAGCCCAGATTGAGAAGCGCGAAGAAGCGCCGGTGGAATGCCGGGTTGCGAACCCGCGTGAACTCAGCAACCAATACGTCGCCGAGCCTAATTTTTGATTGCAGGATATCACTGGTCTCGGATGTCGCCGGGATCAGAATTCCTGAATGATGCTTGATGAGTTGTAATTCGTGCGCCATGGTTCTCTCCGTGGCGCATCAGGTATAGGTTGTTCAGGCCTATGAGTGAATAATATCAGACGGCGGGATGAGTCGATAGCCAAGACGTGTAGCAAACTGCATAAACCCATTCAGGGTAAAGATTTCCTCGTCCTCAAGTATTGGACGCATTGAAACCAATCCATTTACGCGATAAACCAGATATCTTCCGTCTCCCGGGAAGCTGTAGATAACTGCATTATCTGCCCTTCTGACCACGTCGTACCATTGGTCATCTGCTGTTAAGGTATCGGAACTACTCACTATTTCCCCCAGAGCGACATATTGATGCCGTTAATAGTTATTAAGGGCAGTCAAGCTAACGCAAACAGCGAGACTCTTCGAAACTGCCCCTATAAAATTCACGCGATCAATAAAACCACTCGTCGGCGCTTTCCCACGTTTTCTGAAGAATATCTTCAACTACTTTTTTATCACCTCCAAAAACGGTAAGGCCATCACTGCTGGCGCGCTTGATGGTCAGCGTGCAATTTGAAAACTCCTTACTGAGACGACTTAGTAGCTCCGCCTCTAAAGCGGGTATTGCTCCATCTGGTAGTTTCTTATTGCGATCAATGACTAACTCAACTTTCAT